TCCATTGATCCACGCTATTAAATCTAATTTTATAATAGATTTACTTAAAAATCCTTGTTTTAGTGAAAATTTTTGTCCGTTTATTAATTTTGTATAACCTTTTAAGACATCTTGTGGAGTCCATTTTATTATGTGAAATCCGCAATCTTGTTTTAATGAAAATAATTCTTCTGGAGATATTGTTGCTTTTAATTTATTATGTATATAATGAAATTCAGATGATGTTATAATATGTTTATCTAATAATATTTTTAATTTTGCTCTTGATTCTTCTTGATTATAATTTTCAACTTTATCATTTTCAATTTTTATTTTTGTATCTAATATTTCCCATTCTGGTATCTTTCCACAAATAATACTCATAATATATACCAATGGCATATCCATTAATTGTTTTATTTTAAATTGAAATTTATCTACATAATATCCTATATTTTTTGTAAGTTCAATAGTTTCATAACAATCAAAATCACTTGCGTATAATTGGTTTCGTAATGAATTAGAACCATAAACTGTTATATATTCACCATTAGTTAGTGATAATGTATTTATAATCTTTCTCGCATCATTAGCATAATCTTCTGGATATTCTTTATTTAAATTCATATATATTAGAGATAGTTAATAATTTTATTAAAATTTTTTCTATAAAGAAAAAAAAATGGAAATCTGGAAATCTGGATACGTTTTCAAAACTTTTTCTATACGGAAGAGTATTTTTTGAAAAACGATTTTTTTTAAATTCTCTATCCAAATATCCAGATATCCAGATTTTTTTTCTTTCTATTATATATGACATACAACAACAAAATGTTAGGTGAAATAATGATTATAAATACAATTTCAATAATAATAACAGTTATTATTACTTCAATTTTATAAAATATATTTAAGATTTGATTAATTTTTAGGTGATAGTGGTAATGGTGGAACTTTAATATTTGGTGGAGTAGTTGATTCAACATCAACACTTGCTATTATTTCTTTGCCACAACAATTTGATCTTATTCTTTTATGATTGATAATTGCTATAATTGATCCACCAATTGATACTATGATAGCAACAATAGATAAAATGCCATTTGAATCCATTTATATATTATATTATTATATAATTTTATTATATAACAATATTATAATGAATAAAAGTTTAAAACAGGTTGAAGAATATGCCTTAAGCGATGATGATATTGAAAAAATTTTAGGAAAACCATTCATCTTTTCATACCCATATTTAGATGATGTAAATTCAATAGACGATGTATTTGATTCAGAAGGAAGATCAATTATGTTATTTTTAACAGAAGATGAAAACACAGGACATTGGGTATGTATGATTAAAAAAAATGATGGAATTCACTACTTTGATCCATATGGAATAAAACCAGAAGGAGATAAAAAATGGTTAAGTAAAGAAAAATTAGAAAATTTAGAACAAGATAAACCAGTTTTAACACAATTATTTAGAAAGAGTGGATATCCTATATATTATAATGAATATCCATTTCAAAAAGAGCAATCTGGTGTTAATTCGTGTGGCCGTCATTGTTGTGTAAGATTACTTTTTAAAGATTTAAGTTTAGAAGAATATTATGATATGATTAAACAAAGTGGAATGAATCCAGACGAATTTGTATCAAATATTACATTTCAAATTCTAAAAAAATAAAAACTTTATTATATTATATATACAAATGTCTTTTTATAGTTCAGCAAGTTATTCAACAAGTGGAGCAACAGATTCTAATGGCGATCCAGATCTTCTCTACTATAACGCACAAATAATTAATAATAAATCAAATACACCAGCAACATATAATGATGATCCTCCAGCAATTTTTTCTGATATTAGATCTAAACCATTAATTAATAATGTTTCAAATTTTGATTTTAGCATTATGAGATTTGATATGAATGGTTCAGGCAAGAAATTACCTTTATTTATACCTGAAATTGAAACTCAACAATCATTAAATCCATTATTTAATATAAATCAAACTGTATATACTGTTGGTGCTACTGTAAATTTTAATTATAATGATAAAACTACAAGTTCATCAGCATTAAAAACAATATATCAAAGTATTAATGTCGGTTTTATACCAGAAAATATGAATGCTCCTAAACCTAATAAACCAAATTATCCTTTTGGAAATCAATTTATTGATACAATTATACCTCAAAATGGTTTAAGTTATACATATAATAATAAATCATATAAATGTGTTTTAAATCCTCCAGTTGTCGATGCTTTTTCTAATAGATTTGATTCATCCAAAACATATTACAAAGGAGATATCATTTATAATGGAACAACATTAGGATATTCATTAATTGATAATAATACTAATGTTATACCAACATCAACAAATAGTTATTGGAGTGTTATTATTTTATTTGATCCAAATTATGATCCAACATCAAATTCACCACCATATGCTTTAAATAATTATGTATATCACAATTTACAAACAATTACTGTGCTACCTCAATTTATAAATATGACTGTAAATAGTTGGGATCAAAATACATCATCTCAAGTTGGTGATGTAGTATTATATAATAATAACGTATATGAATGTATTAGATTTGTTGCTCAATATAATAAAACTCAAGATTATTCTGGTGTAAATCAAGTTTTATATAATGGTAATTTATATTCATCAAAAAATATTCCAGTTTATTTTTCAAATACAGCATCATATCTTCCTACTAATACTGTAAATTATTTAGGTGATATTTATACAGCAGTTTCAAGTTTTCCAGCATATTGGGATGCTACTAAAACATATGCGGCAACAACAGCAGTATCTTATAATGGTAATGTATATACATCCATAGCAGGTGCTAATAAAAATGAATTACCTACAAATGCTACATATTGGACTTTTGTTGGATCATATGTTCCATCTGTTGGATCAATTTATTGGACTAAAGGAGCAGGTTTATCACCTTCAAATACAGATTATTGGACTAATATTGATTCAGGTAATCCTACTCAAACATTATTATTTTCTTTTTTAGGTATTTATGCTGAAATAATTCAATATAATGAAACATATAAAAATATATTATCAATACCAAATTATTATCAAACAGGATCAACATACGGAAATAATGCTTTTGTATCATATCAAGGTAGTATTTATCAAAATAAAACAGGCGGTAATTTATCAGCATCACCACCAAATAATAATTGGACTTTAGTTGATAATTATCAATTAAAAAATACTAAATATTGGTCTAAAATAAATGTTTATTTATCACCAGATTTAGATCAAGTTGATTATTCTTATAATATCCCACCAAAAACTATAACTCAAGATTTAAATACAAATTATTATTATATATCTTCATATGAATCTTTTGTATATATGATAAATCAAGTTTTAGATACATTATGGGATAATTTAAGTAAAGCAGTTCAAACTTTTTTAGCAGCAAATTCTTTAACAACAGTTTGGTATGATACAAAATATGTAGCACCATATTTTACATATAATTCATCAAATGGATTATTTTCTTTAGTTGGAGAACAAAAATATTTTATTAGAGGAGGTGTAGATACTGCTGTATCAACTCCAGTTGGGTGGCAATATACATCATATCCTATTGATTCAACTAAAGATTTACATACTGCTCCAACTGGAAACTATATACCAACATTTCAATTTTTTATGAATGAAAATTTATGGAATTTATTCGCATCATTTCAAGCAATTAGAATTTCAAATAATTATTTAAATAATCTCACCTATAATGATGTTCCAAATAATTTATATAATTATCCAACTATGTATTATATTCCTATTTATGATAAGAGTGATAATAGTTATAAACCTCCAACAATTTTATGTGAATCATCACTTCCTGCTATGTTTCAAATGGTTCAAGATTATCCTACTACATCTACATTATTGTCTCCTGTTGCTTCAATAGTATTTTGTTCTACATTACCTTTATTTAGTGAAGAAGCATCAGTTCCTCAATTATATGATAATAATAGTGGTCCAAGTGGTTATATAGCATCATCTAACGCACCATTTATTAATGCTATTACAGATATTTCAGTTCCTTTATCATCAGCACAAGATTATAGAGGGTTTGTAAATTATGTTCCAAGTGGTGAATATAGAATGATAGCAACAACAGGACAAGGTTCGGCAATAAGTAATATAGAATTACAAGTTTTTTGGAGAAATAGATTAGATGGAAAATTATATCCTATAAGATTATCAAATTTTTCTAATATAAATATTAAAATGTTATTTAGAAGAAAAGGTCATTACTCTAAATAAAAAATATATTAAGATTTAAGATTTAGAAAGATTATAATTTAATATTTTTAAAAAAAATATTAAATATATAATATATATACAAATGTCAGACATTGAAAAAGTAGCAGTTTTTGACGATCGCATCGTCCAATCCAGACCTAAATATGGAGTAGATAAAGGTGCTTTATCTTTAACATCTTCTCCATTTAGTGCCATTAGTGCTAATGGTTCTCAACAAACTTTTCAAATTCAAGTTCCCAGTGAAAATGTTTTTCTTGCTCGTGATGTAGATTGGACTGCTCAATGCTTATTACAATTAACCGCAACATTTACTCAAGCACCAGGCAACAATCAACAATTAGTTTCTATTGGTAGCACCATAAGTTTAGCAAGTTTTCCTCTCCATCGCCTTGTATCTACCTTATCAGCAACAATCAACGACACAACTACTACCATTAACACATCTGATGTATTAAATGAAGTAATTCGTCTCGCTGATACAAAGAAAAATAGATCATTAAAAACTTGCCCCAGTTATTTAGATAACTATCAAAATTATAATGTAGCAGCAGGAACAGCAAATAACCCTTTAACTGGTTATGCTCAAAATCTCTATAACACCGCTGTTCCTAATGGTGCTTTTTCTAATTTCTATTTTACAAATGCTCAAGGTCAAAGATTAAATGGCACTGGTTATTATACTGATCCTACATTACCATCAGGTGGCACTAATTCTAATAAAGTATATTATGTAAATGGTGTCCCTGCCTATAATACAACAGCAAACACTTCTTGGGTTTTTGGTGCTGGTGCTAACCAATCATCTGCTATACCTATTTATTTAGGATTTACATCAACTGAAAAGATTATCTTATCTCCTTTTATCTTTGCTGATTCTCACGAAAATGAAACTGGTTTATTCGGCATCCAAAATATTCAACTTTTAATGAATATGCTTCCTCCTAAATTAGATGGACTTGTTGGTAGAGTAATTAGATACAATTCTACTGGTAATGGTGCTGGTGGTGTTCCATTATTATCAAATTTAATATATAACTTAAATGGACAAAATGGCACACCATTCCAAGGTGCTAAAACACAAGTTCAATTTTTAACACCATCTTTAGATCTTCCTCTTCCTCCCAAGTCAATTGTAAATTATATGGAGTTCCCAAGATACGTCACAGTATTACAAAATCCTCAATGGTCTTTAAATGCTGCGACTGGTATCAATGCCGCAGACATTCAATCTCAAACAATTACATTACCATCCATACCAGATATGATGATAATTTA